TCGGGGGAATGGGCAGGCCGATCCGGTTGGAGAGGCAGTGGCGAGCTTGGACAAGTTGCGCGTGCACTGGCTGAAAAAGATGGATGAGTATCTTGCGGTGATGTTGCGGGTGGATGCGGCGATTGAGAGCCTAGAAAGCGATGCGCAGCGATCCGTGATTAGGGCGCGGTTCGTTGATGGACTCATTTGGGATGCAGTTGGGGAGAGGCTTGGGCGTTCGGAAAAACAGTGCAGGAGGATTTGCAAAGCAGGGCTTGCGAAACTTTTCCCAGAATGTCCTTGTATGTCCGCCTGAAAATGCGTATAATGGTATTGTCAAAAAAGAGCGCTTAGGGTGGCGCTCTTTTTTAGACCACGCAGGTTAAACTGACTGTGCTTCATGTATTCTTAGCCGCAACCCATGTATCCCGCTCTGCGCGGCAGGCCTCAAGCGTGGGTTTGACACAGGAGAACAGTTCGCCGTCGAAGTCTCGGTAGTCGTACTGGCACATCCTGCTCCTGGTGAAGCTGCTTGTGTACATCTCGTGCTGCTCCTGGCCGGGGCCGATTGCTCTGGTGTCCAACATGGCGTGAAACTCCTCCTATGCTTTGATCTTTCGGCCTGTTGACCTGTAGCAGCCTGCATCGAACTTGAAGTGGTGAATGTGACAGTCAACAAGATGCTGCAAGAGCCTGTCCGCGTCACCGTCTGGCAAGCAGCGCAGCCAGCGTGTCCGCTTGTACCATCTGCGTGCGATGCGCATGCCCCGGTCAAGTACATCCATCGGTATGCCGGTCGCGTCGTTGATGGCGTTGAGCTTGCCGTTGGCGGCCTCTTTGGTCTGATATCTGCGGTGGTAGGCGCTCCCGTCGGCGATGTAAGCGCCGCGCGGAACCCCCTGGTAGAATTGGTCAACATCGTCCTGGAGTGCGATCAAGGCGTCAATCAGGCGGTTGGCGTTGATGGTTATTTCCATGGTGCGATCCTCCTTCATGTTGTTTTAGGCGAACCGGGGGAGCCTAGTAGACAGCCCTGTCCACCGCTCGAGCACTTCCCGGATTTGGTCACAGTACAGGCCGGAGCACTCGTGTATAACCTTGCGGGTAAGCTCGAAGGTCTTGCGGCTGAAGGTGTGGCGCTCCAGGCGCATGGTGTAAGTATCAGTTGCGTCAAGCGAGATGATGAGGCGGTTTGCGGAGGTGGTGTTGCCCCCAATTTTCATTTGCAAGGTGTGGTCGTTGAGGAGCAACAGGTCTTTTGCGCCCACCATGAAGGTGAAGGCTCTCCCGCCGAGTTGATTGAGCACTTCGGCTGCGAATGCGAGCTTGTGGTTGTTGGGGTTGGTGGACTGGTAAGCGTTGGCGCTGGTGTGTGTCATAGCGGTATCCTTTCTGCCGGGATTGGCCGCCCGGCTCGGCTGTCTGTCAAAGCAGCTCGAATGCGAATCCGATTACCATATCCGAGAATTCTTGATCGGTGTAGCCTTCGTAGTCCGACATGATGATGATCTGGTTGTTGTGAGCGATGCCGCCGAACTCCACCCGGAAGTTGAAAAAGGTTTTGCCCTCAAGCTTTTCCTTGATCCGCTTTGCGGTGTTCGTGGAGTAGTATCCGGGGAGAATGTAGCGCAGCCTCATTGTGGTGGCCCCCTCTCTTGATCTGATACAAGGATATCACTAATACAAGTGATATTCAAACCGGAAAATATCACAAGATTTAGAGATAATGTTTGTGCGGATATCCCTTTACATAGTGACAGCTATGTGATATACTCTGCGCAATAGGGGGTGTAGAAGTGGGGCGCATTGACTATTCAAAGCTCCGCGCGCTGATGGCAGAGAAAGGCATTACTTCCTATGTCGTGAAGCGTGACAAGATCATTGGGCAGGCGACATGGCGCAAGATACAAGATGGAACCGGCGACATTGACACTCGCACTATAGCGGCGTTGTGTGAGGTGCTAGAGTGCCAACCGGGCGACATCATGACCTATGTATCGGATGCAGAGGAAGCAGCTGAGAGGGGCTCAAGCGATGAATCAAACATATGATGATGTGATGAGCGGTGCGCGGGACAACAATATTCGATTCACTGATCTGTGCAAGATGCTCGAAGCCTTGGGTTTTTCGCATAGTCAAGGCAGGGGCAGTCATCAAAAGTTTGGGAAGCCGGGAATCATGGAGATAATCGTCATGCAACCCATTGGGCCACTGGCAAAGGGATATCAGGTGAAGCAAGTGAGAACCCTAATCAAAAAGTATCGGATGGGGGTAGACCGATGAGCAAGTACAAAATGATCATCACATGGAGCGAAGAGGACAGCGCTTTTATTGCGGCTGTGCCGGAGCTGCCTGGATGCATGGCCGATGGGAGCACCCGTGAGGAAGCCATCAAAAATGCTGAGCAGGTCATCCGGGAATGGATCGACATGGCAAATGAGATGGGGCGAGAGGTGCCGGAGCCATCCCCGTTGGTCGAAACTGCTTGAGGTGCCCATGAAGCAGAAAGACACTGAGCTGCGCAAGCATTTTGACAACAGCGATGAACTGTGCGAATACATGGCCGATTTGTGCGATGGCTGCACCATATTGGCCTTCTCGACCGGAAAGGATAGCGTTGTTGCTTGGCTTAAACTGCGCCGCTACTTTCGCAAGATCGTGCCGTATTACCTGTACCCGATACCCGGCGGCCCGCTTTCGTTCACAGAGCGGGCGATAAAATACTATGAGGACTGGTTTGGATGCCATATCCTGCGGCTGCCGCATCCGTCCGTGCACCGTATGCTGAATGACTTTGTGGATCAAGCGCCGGAAAATCTGCGAATCATCGAGGAGGCGCGGTTGCCGAACATCGACTATGAGGACATCAATGCCCTGGTGCGCGCTACTGATCCGGAGCTAGAGGATGCCTACCAAGCGTCGGGCGTGCGCAGCGCGGACAGCATCGTGCGGCGGCAGTCCATGCTCAAGCATGGGCAGATCAACCACAAGGCGCGGCGGTGGTATCCGGCGTTCGACTATCTCAAGGCAGATATGATCCGCGAATTGGATGCCGCGCAGATCGCGCTGCCGATCGACTATGAGTGGTTCGGGCGCACATTTGATGGGATCGACCATCGTTTTACATCGGTAGTCAAGGAAAAGTCGCCAGAGGACTTCGAGCGGATCAAGCTGGCGTTTCCGCTGGTGGAGATGGATATATTGCGCCAACAGTACCGCCGGGAGCACCACGAGGGAGGCACAGCATGAAACTGCCGAAGAGCAAAAAAACAGGGCCGCAAGAAAAGGTGCAGCTCACACCGGAATACCTGGAGGCAGAAATGGCCGCTGATACCAATGAGATGCTTGAGGCGTTCAAGGCGCGCGCCAAAGCTGAGAATGTGCGCCTGCGTGATGCGACCGATAGCGAGCACTGGGTTGCCGTGTGCTTCCAGACCAGGGAGCAAAAAGAGGAGTTTTTGAAGAAGGCCAACATCATCCAGTATGGCGATAAGTACTTAGATGGTATGAAGGTGGCTAGGGCGCTGGGGATCAAACTGGAAAGCCCGGTGCCGCCCAACAGGAAGATCGCCAAGTTCGGCGGGGCGTACTTGGATCGCATAATCAAGTAGACCGGAAATGCCTACACTGGCGCGATGCGTGAGCATGGCGCTTTTTTGATGCGTGGGAGAAGGGAGGAGCACGAAAATGAGAAGCCTGAACCTGCTCAACAACATCGGGAGGGGCGAGAGAAGTTCGCGAATGAGGTACACCCCCGGATGGCGGCCTAGCGGCGGGAGAAACGCCGCACGCGGCGGGAGGAACCCGTCTCCCATGGGCGGCTAGTTACACATTCATGACGAAGGCAAAAAGGTACCCGAAAGGAGGTGGGCGCGGTGTCCGCCAAGAAACGAGTGAAGCTGCCGGATACGGACAACGTCAAAGAGCGCAGGTATGCCGCTTATTGGCTGCAAGAGGACAACCTCGCAGTGCTCACCGGCCTCGCCCTTCAATGCAGGACGTTGGCGGAACTTGCGGAAATCATCGGCGTGAAGCATGAGACCATACGAAACTGGAGAACGAGGCATGAGCCAATAAAAGACGCCATTGATATCGGGCGCGAGTATGCGGACGCGATGGTGGTCAACGCAACGTTTAGGGATGCGGTGCTGGTGGACGGCCCGTCACGCGGATTGTGGTGGAGATACCGCATCGCTCCCAAGGAAATCGCACTGGCGGCGAAGCTGTACGGTCAATTGGCAGCGGCCCAGGGAGGGGTGAGCGTGGAGGATGCTCGCGACAAGCTCATTGCGAGACTTGCTGCGCACCGCCCCAGCGAAGAAGAGAATTGAAGCCATCAGTGCGCTGACGCCACAAGAGGCCGAGGCGCTTTTGTACGATTGGCAGTTATGGGCACGAGAGAACCAGCTCCCCCCGCCGGGAGAGTGGCGCAAGTGGCTGTGCAACGCCGGGCGTGGCTGGGGCAAGACGCGCACCGGAGCCGAGTGGGTCAAGTGGCGCGTGAATAACGGATACCGTTATGTCGCGCTGGTGGGCCGGACATCCGCCGACGTGCGCGATGTGATGATATGCGGCGAGAGCGGGTTGTTGTCCATCTATCCCAAGAGGGAGCGACCGCGCTATGTGGCGAGCAGGCGCAGCGTGGAGTGGCCTAACGGGGTAATAGGCAAGTGCTACAGTGCGGAAGAGCCGGATCAAATGCGCGGGCCTCAGCACGATACCGCTTGGGCAGACGAGCTGGCAAGCTGGAAGTACCGAGATGCCTGGGATCAGCTCATGTTCGGCCTGCGCCTGGGTAAAGACCCGCGCGTGGTGATCACCACCACGCCGCGGCCTACGCCGATCATCAAGGAGATCATCGCCGATCCGAGCACGGTTGTTGTTCGCGGCTCCACATTCGATAACAAGGCGAACCTGGCGGCGGCGTTCATCGACACGATTGTGCAGCGGTATGAGGGTACGCGCCTTGGCCGGCAGGAGCTGTATGCCGAGGTGCTGGACGACAATCCGGGCGCGTTATGGCGGAGGGCCGACATAGAGGACGCCCGCGTACGGCGTGCGCCGGCGATGCGCCGCGTCGTGGTAGCGATTGACCCGGAGGCGACCAGCGGCGAGGAAAGCGCGGAAACTGGCATCATCGCCGCCGGGGAGGGCGTTGACGGCGAATACTACGTGCTCAAAGATGTGTCGCGCCGGGATACGCCGAACGGTTGGGCGAGAGCCGCTATTGCAATTTTCAACGAACTTCGCGCGGATCGGATTGTTGCCGAGATCAACAACGGCGGCGAGATGATCGAGGCGGTCTTGCGCAGCGTTGATCCATACATCTCATATTATGGCGTGCACGCAAGCCGGGGCAAGGCGACGCGGGCGGAACCCATTGCGGCCCTGTACGAGCAGGGACGCGTGCACCACGTGGGCAGCTTCCCAGAACTCGAAGACCAGATGTGCGAATGGTCGCCCGGACAAAAAAGCCCCGACCGCATGGACGCGCTGGTGTGGGCGCTCACCGAGCTTACGACAGGGGTCAAGGGCAAGGCTTATTCAGAAAAACCGAAGGGATGGTAGATGAACGCATGATTGACCTGAGCGCGATATGGGGCGAGTTCCCGCCCAAAAGCGAGAAAGACCGCCTGACGCGCTACGCCATATACAGGCGGGTGCTGACGGGCAATCACAGGGAAGCGCTTGGGGAAATGGAATCTCCCGCCCCCAGCAGCGAATTGTCGCTCGTAAAGAATGCGGGCGCTTTGCAGCAAGAAAAAAGAGTAGGGCGCTATGCGACCCTGAATTTTTGCAAAACTGTGTCCACTACGTTTGCCAGCAAAATGTTTGGGAAGCAGCTGGACTATCGGATCGGGAAGGACGGAGACGAGGCCCAGAGGCGATTCAGCCAGGTGCTGATAGACAACACGCTGCACAACACAAACATCGAGCAGGCCATCGCGTCCACGGCGCTCGCCGGCTGCGTGTATAGAGCGCGGTGGGGCAAGGCCGCGGACTGGCGCGAGGAGATGCCGATCATCGAGGCGATCCCGACAAAGAATTACTTTGCGCTGACTGCGCCCGACAACGTAAAAAGCGTGTACGCCAAGGTGTTGGCATTCCCTTTTCAGGTGGGCGATGACCGCTACCTGAAGGCCGAGATACACGAGCCATACACGGTAACGCATGAGCTGTGGAAAATGAATGGGGAGCAGTTCGGGGAGCTGGTATCGTTCGGTGGGAGGCGGGGATATGAAGCGCTTGTCGCCGCGGTGGCCGATGGTGAGCGCAGCCTCGCGAATTATCGAATGGACGGGCATCGGATCATTGAGGAGACAGGGTACCCAGGAATGCTGGTGGAGTACGTGCCGAACTTCGTGCTGCCCGACGAATACTACGGGAGCAGCGACTACGACCACCTGCTGTCCATCCAGAAAGACATCAACGACAGCCGAACGGGCATATTGCGGGTGATCTTGAAGCACATTGACCCGAAGCTAATCGTTCCGCCCGGCACGATGCAGTACGACGCTGAGCGGCGGCGGTGGTACGTGCTCAAGGAAGACATGGAGACCGTGGAACTTCCCGCTGAGGTGGGCGCGATCCTGCCGCGGTATGTCACCTGGGACGCCCAGCTCGGAGCGGCGCAGGCAAACGTCGAGGCGCTTTTCGAGGCGTTTATGATCATTGCGGACGTGAGCTTGTCGCTGCTTGGCATTACAAAGTACGGCACGGCGGAGAGCGGCGACGCCATCGAGTTGAAGATGACGCAGACCACCGACGCCGTGCAGCGCAAGCGCATGTACTTTGATACCGGCCTGAAGAACATACTCCACGCGGCGCAATGGCTGGACCACCATTACGGGGGCAACCCCTCTCCGCCGCAGGAGGTCAGTATCACGTGGCCGTCACCGGTGCCGATGGGCACGCTGGAGACGACCAGGCTGCACGCCGAGCGCAGAGGGGCACAGCTGGAATCGCAGCAGACCGCTGTGCGTGCGGTGCTGGGGCTGGAAGGCGAGGCGCTACAGGACGAGATAAGCGCGATAGGCGCAGGAGCCTAGGTGCTTAGCTTGTACAGGGTGTATTGATTGAGGGATACACCCTCTTGCGCTGCTTCAATCGCCAGGCGGGCATGCAAGGACTTGGGGAGCCGCACAACATACTTGCCGCTGTATTTATCGGCGTCAAGCGGGGTGGGGACAGGAAAGCCGGATTCAAGCTTTGTTTCGATCCAGCCCTCCATTGCTTCATAGATGTTTTTGTGCGCTTCTTCAAGCGTTTCGCCGTCGCTCATGCACCCGTCCAACTCCAAGACAGTTGCGAAGTAGTACGAGCCGCCATCATCTGTGACGTGCCGGGTTATGATATTGTACGGCAGCTTCAGATAGTCTTTGGCCTCCATGTGGCTTGCCTCCTATTCGCCGATTCGTTCGAGGATTTCATTGATGTAGGATATTTTGAGGGGATCTTTCAGGGTGATCAGGTTTCCATCTGCGTCGATGTAGTGGCGGTGTGATCCTTTTTGCCGATTGAAGTAATATCCGTAGGCAGCGAGAACCTTTTCGGCTTCCGGCAACCTTACACCGCGTGGCTGGCTCTTCATCTTCTCGATTATCTTTTCCACACTTGGCACTGGTTATCACCTCTGACAACATAGTACCACATTTAGTACTATTATGCAACACTGAATGAAGGGCCACAAGGCTCTTTTTTCATGCCCAGCGCGGGGGATAAGCCGCGAGAATACGTCCGAAAGGAAGAAAGAAATGCTGAAAACAAATTTGCAGTTGTTTGCGGAGGGCGATCCTGC